TTACAAGGCAAGGCTGCTAACGAGGACGAAGCACTAGCTGAGATGCTTATGGGATACTATAAGACTCATGGTAAGCTTCAGATGGGTAAGCGCCTAAAGGCAGGTGAAGATCTTGTCTACAATGTTAATGACTTGGAGCTTGTCGATTAATGTATAAATACTTTAAAGACTCTGAAGTAGCTTGTCAGCATTGTGGTAAGCAAGGGATGGACGAGGAGTTCATGCTAAAGATCGAACAGCTTAGGGAGACCTTAGGGTTCCCCTTCGTTGTGACTAGTGCTTATCGTTGCCCAGAACACCCCATAGAAGCTTCAAAGAAGACCGTAGGGCCACATCAGCAAGGGAAGGCTATGGATATTAAGGTCTCTAGAGAGAGGGCTTACAGGCTCTTACAAGCCGCCCTAGAGGCAGGGTTCACAGGGATAGGAGTGCAGCAGAAAGGGAATGTACGCTATCTCCACCTCGATACTTGTGATGGAGATATGCGTCCTACAATATGGAGTTACTAGCCTGTACTTCTTTCTCAAGATAGTAATGTAGGTCAGAGAAATTCTTCTGCATCTCCATTACTATCTTCCGAACTAGCACGGCATCATCCCCTTTAAAGCACTTGGGAATGTCCTCCACCGGAAGGTAGGAGACCTCACTGAAGAAGCCTCCGTCCTGCCCTAGCTTTACAGCAAACGATATGAGGTTGGCTTCTTTCATTTGAAGACTACTCTTTCTTGTTTACCTCGAAGCCCTGCCTTCATGTAAGAAGTAGCACGACCCTCGAAGAAGTTCTGATGCTCTACACCTAGCACATCATCTAACCAATCAAGTGGACAATCTTTAACTTCATAGTTAGGCTTTAGCCCTAGCTGAAGTAAGCGCCTATCCGCAATATACTCTACATACTTACGCATTTCTTCTCGCGTTAAACCCTGTATATCCCCCATCTCAAAGACAAGATCAAGAAACTTCTGCTCAAGATTAACCATGTCTCTACAGGCTTGATAGATCTCGCCTTTAAAGTCATCAGTCCACAGCTCGTTATTCTCTTGAATGAACTCTCTAAAGAGCTTTGTCATTGCTTCAACGTGCAGTGATTCATCCTTAATGCTATAGCTTACGATCTGTCCCATGCCCTTCATCTTACCAAAGCGCGGGAAGTTAAGAAGGATAACAAAGCTAGAGAACAACTGGAGGCCTTCTGTAAAGGCGCTATAGACTGCAAGGTTCTTAGCTATAGAACCCTTGTCACCTTTAGAGATCTTAAGGTCATTGATGTAGTGGTGCTTGTCTGCCATCTCTTCGTACTCAGAGAAAGCTTTATACTCACGCTCAGGCATACCAACTGTATCAAGCAGTAAGCTGTAGGCATGCTGATGGATTGACTCCATGTTAGCAAAAGAACCCATCATCATTCGAGCCTCAGGCTTCTTGAAGATTCTCATGTACCTGTCAATGTATCCTGCCCCTACATCTACATCAGACTGAGTAAACAATCTAAAGATCTGAATAAGCAAATTACGCTCAGTGTCCTTCATGTCCTGCCAATCTTTAACATCATTGTGTAGCGGTACGTCTTCAGGGAACCAATGCATTTGATTCTGCTGCACGTAGTAATCAAACATCCAAGGATGATCGAATGGTTTGTAGTAATCTCTAGTAGCTAGTAAGCTCACGGCGTGTCCCCTTCTTTTATAAATACACCTAGCTCGTTTATGTAGCCTTTACGATCTTTAATATCGTCATAGGCTTGAGATAAGCATTCTTCTAGTGTTGTGTTATTCATCAATGCTAATGTATTTAAGACTACAATACAATCGCCTATATCATCTTTCACACAGCGGCCTTTTACTACGTTATCTGCAAGCTCTCCGATCTCTGATACTAGCTTTCCTAACTGTACTACTGCCGTAGAGTTACTTACTATCTTTCTTTCCCTGCTCCACTGGCTTACTAGGCTTATCAGTTGTTCCATCTTTCTTGTCCTTTTTAAATATTAAATCCCAGTTGCTCTCGAACTGTTTCTTATCTGTTAACAAAGGTCTACGACCACTGCCTTTACCACTCATGTGTTAGCCCTCACAGCTCAAGCATTCAGTATCAGATAGGTTTATTCTAGGAATCTTTACATTAACATTCTCTACAGTACGAGCTGCTTCTGACCTTAAGTAATACATTGACTTAAGTTTTGTAGCACCCGCCCAATGTACATCATTAACATACTGTAAGTAGTCATCGTGGATGTCTTGAGGCTCAGTAGCCTTTGGAGGCACAAAGAATAAGTTAACGCTTTGGCTTTGGCATATCATGTCTTGACGCATGTGGGCATGTTCAATAACCCATATCTGGTTTAGTTCAGGGGCAGTTTTAAATACTTCTTTCTGCTCGTCAGTTAAGATAGCTAGATGCTGAACAGATCCTTCATGCGCTGCTATGTCTTTCCAGATCTTTTCACGCTTCTCTGTGTTAGGCTCAAGCTCAAAAAGTATTTCTTCGAGGTGCTTGTTCTTAACTTTGTAACTGCCAGTAAGAGTCTTATGCGTAAAGATGTTAGCCCTCGAAGGTTCTATAGAGGGGCTAGTGCCACCACATATAATAGAGCTAGAGGCATTAGGAGCAACAGCAAGTAGATGTGAATTACGCATCCCTGTTCCTGCCATGTCAGGGGCTTCACCACGTTCCTGTGCCAGATCTTTAGAGGCCTCTACAGCTTTAGTCTTAATGTTTGTAAAAGCTTTATAGTTAAACGAGGAGGCGTACATGCTTTCGAAAGGAATGTTGTGGCTCTGTAAGTAGCCGTGGAATCCCATTGCGCCCAGACCTACTGCTCTTTCTCTATAGGCCGAGAAGGCCGCTCGAGTAAATCCTTTATACTCTTCTTTAACATGCTTTTGGAAACGTGAAGCACTCAAGCTGTTCTTTCCTAAAGACTCTACGTCAACAGAGTGGCCTATAAAATGCTCGAGTATATTATCTAACATTGTTATTAAGTCTTTAATGAACTCAGGCTTATCTTGCCACTGGTCGTAGGTTTCTAAGTTAACACTCGACAAGCAGCATACTGCTGTTCGTTCTGTGTCTGTAGGCAGTGTTATCTCTGAGCAAAGATTGCTTTGGTTGATCTTCAACCCTAGATCCTTTTGGGTCTGCGGCAGGAACTCATTGCATCGATCAATGTTTACAATGTAAGGCTCGCCTGTTTCAGCTCTAGTGGTTATTAAAGTCCACCAAAGATCACGAGCAGAGACAATCTTTACTGCTGTGTTGGTCTTAGGGTCTATAAGCCTCCACTCACCGTCTTCTTTTACACGGCTCAAGAAGGCATCGGTAATGTTAACCCCATTGTGTAGGTTAAGACACTTACGATTTAAGTCACCGCCAGTAGTCTTACGCATTGCAATAAACTCTTCAATCTCAGGATGGCTAATATCCATGTAAGCTGCGTAGCTACCACGGCGTGTAACGCCCTGATTGAATGCTAACATCTGGCTGTCTACTACATGCATAAAGGGGATAGAGCCAGTAGACTTACTACCGTTAGCAGTATCCACACCGTTGCTCCTAACACTACCCCAATATCCACCAATGCCTCCACCTCCACTAGCGAGCCATATGTTCTCATCATAATGAGAAGAGAGACCATGACGCGAATCAGAGACATAATTAAGAAAGCAACTGATAGGTAAGCCCCTACTGGTTCCTCCGTTACTAAGGATAGGAGTGCTAAACATGAACCAGAGATCACTAGCATAATTGTAAAGTCGCTGTGCAAGAGAGAAGTCAGTAGTCCCCCTGTAAGTTGCACCGTAGATTGCAGCCCTTGCAAAAGCTTCTTGAGCATATTCTTCTCCTTGCCATAAGTAGCGGTCTTTTAAAGTCTGTATGGCAAACTCACCTAGGTTATGCTCTTTATCATAATCTATCTTAAGACCTAAATATTCTTGTGTTCCTTCTTTCATCGGTTGTTACCTGCAACATTTATATCTTTCTCAATAAGAAAAGTCATTAATTTTTTGTCGTACCAATCTGCTTTTCGAAGATCTTCAATACCATTCTTGTACCTAAACCTCCAACGATACTTGAGTCCGTTACCACGTAGATAACCTATGAACTCTTCAGTACTTAGCATTGCCTCCATAGCATCAATACATTCTATACCCCCAGTATTATAGTGACTAGGATTATTTACTGGATCGTTAGCTATAGCTTTTATCTTAGTGTTACCTGCCCACTTAGATGTCATTGAATCCCACTGCTCTGGTGTAATGTTATCAATACTCATTTATTTCTCCTATTAAAATGCGCCTTAAATGTTGCTTTGTATATTATATGATACATAAAACACTTTAATGCGCATTATATGTTGCATCCCTACACTTTTATGCGCTATATAAACCCAACTCTATCGCCCTTTTCTCTGCGTACTCGTACATCTCTTTCATCTTAACCAAGAACCGCACGGCCTCATCCTTGTGAAGCTCGGCTATTTTCCCGTCAAAAAGATATGCCTCTAGATGTTGGTCGATCATCTTTTCGTAAGGGTGCGTCACTTCCACTTGCGGGTCATCGGTGTTGCCTAGGTACACAGTGATCTCCACCCCTTCATCTGTCAGCCAACCGTCCGCTTCAACTTCTAAATACTTTGTTTCCATTATTCTTCTCTTTTAATGCGCTTTGTATGACAGATAGGTCGCTTACTCTACCTCTTTATTTATATCATAGAATTCAATCTTAAACTTATCACTGTTCCTGTACTTCCTGTCTATCCATTCATTAGGAAGAGAGTCCTCACTGTACCATCTAAAGCCATTAGCAGATGCCCACTCACCATGACTTCTTTTAGTCCCATCTTTTCTTCTCTTAGCCTGTGGCATAGGAGCAGCAGGGTTAGCAAACAAGAATACTAACTCAGTGTTATCGTCTAGAACTTTATTAATCCAAATATACTTATTGTATTCTGAGTAATCCCAGAACCTACCTTTAGCTTCAATAAGAATAGTCTTACCTTGAACCCTTCTAACAAAGTCAGGCTCGTATGTGTGACTAACAGTGTAGCTAATAAGCTCTGCCTTATGGTGCTTCCAGTTTTTTAGTAGCCCATTGTGCAGTTCATACTCCCAGTTAGAATCATAAGTAGCAGGTACATCTTTTTCTACAGGACGCTTAACTCTTTTACGCCTTAACCCACTTCTTATTTTCTTTGCAGTAGCCATTAAATTTTTCCTGCTTTTAGAATTCTTTCTTCTGCTTTCTCTAACCCAAACTTTTTAACTAGTCTTGTAAACCACCGATAAGAATGTGGCATAAGAGACATCTGCCTGTCTGTCATGATATGAGTCTGCTTTGGCATATAGTTTTTAAAGTTCTCTGAAGTATACTGTTCTGCTTCCTGCTCTGTGACTAAAGTCTTTAGCCACGCTAGAGCTATCTTGTCTGCTACTTTACGGTGTGCCTTGGCTCGTTTACCATTCATAGCACTTCCTCCACATTAGGTTCTTTAATTACTTGGGTGAAATAGGTAACACCTTTAGAATACTTAAAGCCTCGCAGCCCTTCCCCATTGTTGGCATCTTTGTGACACTCAAACTTATAGGGGCAGTAGTTACAGTTCTTGTGTATCCTCATGTTTCCTTTTGTCCCTTCAGCTACGTCAGGGTAACACTTTTCTTCAGGAGGAGTCGCTCTTTTTAAAACTTTCTGTATGCTTTTAATTTTATTAGATGAGTTGGGCTTATCAAGTTCTTCAGGTATGTGTAAACAAAGCTCACCTGTTTCTTTATTGATAACTAGGAAGCCACCTTGGTCAGTGCCTTCGGCTTCTTCATAACCTGCAAGCTGTGCTAGATAACCAAAAGGATCGTCTTCCACCAGAGTACCATACTTAAACTTTCTAAAAGCAAAAGAAGATGCAGTCTTTATATCTACTACTTGCCCATCAATCTTAGAATCCATATGGCCTTTAATACCTGCAACCTCTACTTCTTTCTGCTCATCAGAAACAGTGTGACCTGAACCCCTGACTAACATAAGCAGTACTTCTTCTAACAGATGACCGTATAAAAACTTAATCATAGTGCTAGGAGAAACAGTGTTGCTTGTCTCTGACTTACTGTCGTACCAGATCTGACGTAGAGGCTTGCCAATATTAGACATCCTTAAATTAAAACCAACGTCACGTTTAGCAGGACGCGCCCAATGAGTCATTACTTCTTTTATACTCTCACCGAACTTATCTATCTCTTCATCTGTTAAAGGATAAGGAGTTCCTTCGCATAGCGGCTGTAGAGATGAATAGATATCGTCTACTAATGTGTTAAGTTTTTTCATTAGGAATTTCCTTTCGTTGCTTGTCTACGCTAACAGCTTCTCGTATATATCTTTTAGCTTTGTCTTTGTCCATCTTAAACCATTCGTGTCTAGCCTCGTGCTTCTGCTTTAAGCGGGAATGTATTTCTTTTTCAACATACATTCTGTTCTTGCTTTTTATTTTATACTCTAACTTGTAGTCTCTAAAGGGGCTAGATGTCTGGAACTGTTTTAGTCTATCGTTAGCATCTAACGCACTACCTATCTTACACCAACCCTTCCAAGCCTTGTTAGATATAATATATATATGCCCTTCGTTTCTGTTGGGAATCTTTTCTTCTATCTCACTAAATGCTACATCAGCAGTAGTGCTATAGTTGCCCGGCTTGTGGTAAGGAGCAGCTTTAGATATATACTTAGCACCTACAAACATTCTTGTTTTATTTTTCTTTTGATGGGACTTTAGTCTACGCCTACCATCGGCTTGTCCGTAGTACCACCACTCGCCGTCTTCGAACTTATAGTTAGTGTGTTTCACTCCAGTTATCTCCTATTTGATACTCTCCGTCCAAAGGACATTTAAGATTTAACACATCACCTGCTTTCTTGATTGCTTCTACACCTAGCCTTCCTACTTCTTCAGCATGCACTTCGGGAACTTCTACTTGCCATTCGTCGTGGATGTTACCCACTATCTTAGCATTAAACTTTTGTATCTCTTCGCTAAAGAATACTAAAGCTTGCTTCATTACGATAGCTCCTGCTCCTTGTAACAAAGCGTTCAGTGCTGAATGCTGAGATCTAATAATAATCTTGCGACCATCTAACCCCTTGAGGTAACCCTTTGCTGACGCTCTTTCCACTCTTCGGACAAGAGATCTAAATGCAGGTATATTATCGAGGAAAGATTCTCTAAGTCTCTTACCTTCGGCTTTATTTCCTCCAACCACTGACCCAAGCTTGCCATCTCCTGCTCCGTATATAAGTGCATAGATGAATGTTTTAGCCTGATTTCTTGATTGAAGTCCTGCTGCGTTTTGATTAGCTGTGTGAATATCTCCGTGGAGAATTTCATTTGTAAAGTCCTTATCTTCTAAGTAGTGAGCAAGCATCCTTAACTCCAGACCACTTGCATCTATACCTACCAGTTTATGTTTAGGAGGAACTACCCAACAAGCTCTACATGCTTCGCCGTAGGGAGCATTACTGCTTGGCACTTGAGCCATGTTGGGGTTCCTGTGAGTCATACGACCTGTGATAGTACCGTTATGATTAACATAACCATGTACCCTGCCGTCCTCTTCGTCCAGTTCTTTGAACCAAGAGTTAATTTGTGAGACTCTCTTCTGAAGCATTAAGTACTCAGCAATCAGTAAAGCCTCCGGTATATTCTTTATCTTGTTAAGCGTACCTTCATCGATGATAGGTTGACCAGTAGGTGTGAAGGTCTTAGGCTTCCACCCAAACTCTTTAAGGTACTCACCTATTTGTTTTCTTGAACCAAGATTAAAAGGTATTAACTTAACCAAAGTAATTGAACCTTTTTCCATCATCTCTTTATGTTCTTCAGTAGACAGTCTAACCTTTTTACCTTCAATAGTCTCTGCCATCTTGCTCATCCTTCCATCTTTAAGACGCTTAGGATATAGCTTAGTCTCGATACGCTTAGGTTTAAATACCTTGTGTACCTTCTCAACTATGTCATCTACTTTTTCTGTAAGCTCAGCTAACAATATACTAGCGTGGCGTTGGTCGAACAAAAACCCATAGTCTTCTTGCTGCTTAAGAAGCACAGTTACCTGATGCTCTAGGTTAATACTCTCGATAGAGAATCCTTTAGCTTCTTTGCGCAGAGCTTCATAGACTTTATAGTTTAAAAGCACATCGTTCTTACAGTACTGTAGCATCTCTGGGGTGTAGCTATCGAACTCATCGAACTCAGTCTTAGGAAAGCTAAGGCGGTAGCCCCAACTCTTTAAGCTGTGGTTCTCAGCACGAGTAGGATTAAAGAGTCTTGAGAGTACTAAAGTATCTATGATTCTTTTCTTTGTAAGATCTACCCCTGCTAGGTTTTTAATAACAGGTATGTCGTAGTTAGCTATGTTGTGACCTATAAGCTTGTCAGCATTTAACAATACTTCATAAGCTTTATCAAGCTCGTCCGGCCCGAAGGCCGAAGTCACTTGTGTATCTACATCATGGGTAACAATACAAAATATTTCTTTAGGTTTGAGGCCATCTGTCTCCACATCGAAGACTAAATTCTTATTCATATTACTTCACCTAGTTCATCTTCTTCATGAGGATCAACCTCATTGAGGCGTCCTGTGTTCCTATCATACAGCAAGTGTGCAGCCATACCTACATCACCAGTGTACCTAGACTTTAGGACTCTAACACGAGTGGTGTTAGCTTCTTCAGGGTCTTCTGATTGTTGGTTGCGTTCTAATGCCAGTACACAGTCAGACAACTGAGCAATACTTTGAGACCCTCGAAGGTGATTGAGTCCTACATTAATACCGTTCTCATGTCCCTGATTACCGTCAACCCTGCGGAGGTGAGAAACCAAGATCATCCCTGCCCCTGTCTCTTCAACGATACAGCGTAGTCTATGCATCATGTTGTCTAGTACTCGTCTCTCATCACCATCCGAAGAGCCGCTGAGCAGCATGTGAAGGTGGTCAATAACAACCCACTTACAGTCACATCCTACAATCATGAAGCGAAGCTTAGAAAATATCTCATCAACATCAGTAGCACCAAAGTGAGCATGAACCCACACCCTGTCGTTGTGAAACAGTTTGCGGTAGATTCTTTTCTCTTCTTGCTTGTCGAAGTCTTCTCTTACTGATTCAACATACAGCATCTGGTTAGCCTCGATAGACATAATACCATCAAGAGTTCTAAGGTAATCTTCTTCGAGGGCTACTATGCCTACATTATCTTCTGTGTTATTTATCAGCCAGTGTTCGATCTCTCGAGTAACACTAGACTTCCCAAGCCCTGTGCCACCAGTAAGAGTTACTAACTCACCACGCCTCATGCCTAACAGCTTCTGGTTAAGACCCTTCCAAGGATAAGGAATAGATTCTTTCTTCTCTCTGTTAGTGTACTTCTCGTATAGATCTGCTGCGTTTAGTACACCACTCGGTGTGTAAGTCTTAGCCTCCCACCATAAGCTAACGTAATCCTTCTGCCTATTAATCTTAAGCATATCGTTAGCGTCTTTAACGTCTTCAGGGAAGCCGATGATCTTAGCTTTTCCGGGGGATAATAGCCTTGCCACTTTGACTGCTGCATCACGGCCCGGAGCATCATTATCAAAACTAATAATGATTGACTCGAACTTCTCGAGGAACTCTATAGATTCTTTGACATCCTTGACAGCACCTGCTGCACCGTTCTTTAGACTTACGACAGGCCACTTCGACCCTAACATTTCGTAAGCTGCCATAGCATCACACTCGCCTTCAGTAATAGTAATATACTTACCACCATCCCTGAACAACTGCTGACCAAACAACCCTGTGTCTTTAGAGCTACCTGTCCAAGTGAATAACTTATCATTGGTGTTACGGATCTTGTAACCTGCTACTTCGTTTATATTGTAGTAGGGATAAGAGTGAGAGACTACTTCGCTTTTAGTATTGAGTGAAGACTTAACTGCATACTTCTTGGCAGTCTCTAAAGATATCTTGCGGTCAGTTAGGGCGTTGAACTCCCCATCAGAAGTGATAGCAGCATTGTTCCTGTATGTTTGCATCTCTACAACAGGTGAATTCTGCATGCTAGGTGGAGCTTTATAGTTGTCTGAGCCTCCCGACACAGCTTTATAATAGTTTGGTATACGTTCGGAACAGCTAAAACAATAGGCTGAACCGTCCTCGTTAAGACCCACAGGGTCACTACCACCACACTGCGGGCAGGGTAGTTTAGTTTTAACAAACGACATTTTATTGCTCCCAAAAAAGAGGGGGCTATTCGCCCCCAAGTACCGCCTCATCGGTTAGTAATGCTTCTAAGGTATGTAATAGAGTATTAGCTGCATAGGTATAGTAAATAACCTGATTGTTAGCTTTCTCAATTTCACTCCTTAGATGTTCAAGATGGTCAAATATTCTAACTGCTTCTCCTCCTAAGAGGTCGATGTTGTACTCGACCCCATTGGATTCGTAGAGTCTTTTGTTATCACTCATAGCTCGTCCTCAAGTTCATCATCAAGCGAATCAAACTCATCACCTGCCTGACCTGAGTACTGTACAAGATCAATGATCTGCATAGCCATGAAATCAAGACCGTTGAAGGTCTGTCCATTACGCTCACTAGTCCACTCTTTGAACTGAACTTTAACTTTAGAGCCGTTGCCTACCTGACAATCAACCTCGTTCTTAGAGCGGTCATAAAGCTTAGGAGCATCTCGGATCATGCCTCGAGGCCCATTTACTTTACGCTTGATGATAAGGGCAGGGCCATCCTCAGTTGCTTTAACTGTGAACCCTCGAGTCTTAAAGTCATCAGCAGTAGCTTCATCAACTACTAAGTTTACAGAGTACGTAGGCTCATAGGTTGTGTTAGGGGTCTTCACTGAAGCCCAATAAGCTGTTCCTTCTAGTACTGGCATAACATTTCCTCTAGTGGTTTTACATTTACTGTTGCTTGGTTCTTGTTAGAAATTATACTAACTTGGTTAACATCGTGTCAAGCGTTTTGTG